TTTTTTTGAAAGGAGAACCGGCTAAAGAGAAGAAATTAAAAAGCAACATGCCACGTGGAGTTGCGGGACACCCGCTTCACAACACTGTGGCCAACGCTGCTGTTTTTGGAAACTTTAGAGACTCCGTTATGAAAAATTGGCGTAAAAGCCCGGTCAAATATCCGTTCTCTCCGCTCGTTCCTGGACACATTAAACATTTGAAAGAATGCTTACCGGGAAAAACCTATGGATCTGATAAACCCAATTGGGATTTCAGTTGTTTCGTAGAGTTTTACTATATATCGTGCGACGTCATACAAGAACTAGCTGTACAACCATCAGATATGTCTGATGAAGATTTTCAGAAGTACAAAGATGACGTTTTCACTAGTATATGTGTAACGTGTGAAAACTCCCGTTTCCGTTGTACAAATGGATCCGTTTATAAGAGCGAGTTCGATGGTATTATGAAGAGTGGATCTCTCATGACTATCGACATTAACTCTTTGTCACAACTTATATTTGATGTGGCCGTCAAGATTATGATGGGTTTAAGCGATGATGAGATCATAGCCATGCCCATTGTAGTTGGAGGGGACGACGTATTGCAGTCGTTTCCAGACGGCTTCAGCACTGAGACATATCTACAGAAAGCCAGTGTGTTAGGCTTTGATATGCCTGAGTTTGAAGTCACAGCTTCTTTTGAGAACTGTGAGTTCTTCTCAAACCGCTTCAACTACGTTGATGGTGTTTGGACGTTTAATCCCGAACGTTTCACCAAACACGTAGAGAATTTGAAGACAGTCAAACTAGAACATCTCGCCAGTGCTCTTAGTTCACACATGATGAATCACTGTTGGAACAAGAGAAGGTACAATTATTTCGATAAGATGTACAAGACATTGCGAAAGGATCATCCAGAAGATTTTCCTCTCAACTTGTTACGTTCTCAGCGTATGCTGCAGAACAATGTGACAGGTTGCGAATAGTCTAGTTCGGTCTGCGGAGACCGTTTAACACCGCGCTGCATGTTTCATATTATATATTGTATAATACGACCCTAACGAGAGGGGCAAAAATCTCGACACGTTCTGGTAGGGGGATTGGAGAAAAATGAATTTAAGAAAAAATAAATACAAAAATGATCTCCCTGACTGGAATACACCCTTTCTTGAAGACTGTTATACAGGTCCTAACTGGTCTGATTGCAAGCTTCAAGGATCGGTCGCGCAGGGGAAACACATCCCAAAGAGCAAACTTGAAATGCTCTCGAAGCGTCATGATGAGCGATTTCGCCTTTGTGGCGATGATAACTGCATCTACGATGCTGACCTTGAGTATTATAAGAATTCTAGAGATTTGTCTTTCGTTCCTAGAACAATTGGTCAAATGCCTTTATACTTCAACAGACACAAGTTGAGAGGTACTAAAGGTTTAGACTTCCAGAGTAAGTATCAGAGAGAAAATTATTTAGACGTTACTAGTACGGACTCGAATAAGATTAAGTTACCAGCCTTACAAGGCTTGAACTTAATGGATAAAGAGACGGAACAACAGAACGCTGATGACTACTCATTTGAAACTTGTCCAGCTATACCTGGAACATCGAGTTATAAAGATAGGACTCCTCCTGTCTCTATAACCGACGTTCCAGCGGGAGCGACTCCTGCGCAGACGGCATTGTACCATACAAGTGAGCCCGTCGCAATTAAACGTATTGGGCCGTCAGTTCAAGATTTTTACAAAAGAAGGAATCAAAACATGAAAGTCGTACTTCCACAAATTCGTCAAGCTGACGCTTATGTGGATTATAGGGACTATCACGATAATAAACCTCGTTTGCATATAAAATATAAAAGGCGATACAACGTTTAATTTTAAGCCTTAAGTGGCGGTGGAGGATGGAGAAAAATAAAATAAATAAAATATGGTTAAAAAACAACAAAAACAAAAACAAGCAAAGAAGCAGCCTAAGAAACAGGCTCCTAAGAAGCGTATGACGATGAGCGCTCCCTCAACTATTAATACAGCCCCAGTGGCTATAGGTAATAGTATGAGAGGTTCTCAGCCCGTAGTCATGCAGACTACAAATGGAGCCCGAGTTATCGGACGCGACTTTGCATTTGCTGCTTCTAGCACGGTAGCAGCCATTACGGATTGGGAATTGATCGGAGGAATGCCTCTGACTCCCGCCGTATTAGTTTCTAGTGTTCTACGTAATTTCAATCAGATCTATAACAAGTTTAAGTTTAATAGACTGATTGTACATTATATCACTAGCAGTCCAACGACTCAAGCTGGAGATGTTTTGATATATTACGAGAAAAATAGGAACAGTCCGTGCCCTGATTACACAAACAGTTCATTCTTGAATTTCGTGATGAGCGATGGAAACACAGTGTTAGGTCCTCAATGGACCAACCACAGTGCTCTCATAGTGCCTACTTCGGACTTTAAAACTACTGATTTTGGAATTACTCAGGATACGGACGATGATAACCAAGGATCAGTTTACTTCTTTAGTAAGACTAATGCAGCTAACTCTCCTGGTTATATCCTCATTGATTATGACATTACTTTTAAAGAATTGTCCGTTACTCCGCGAGCTGGATTGTTTCCAGTTACTCGCGGTTTATTCAGCCAGATCTGTCTGACGGCTACGTCCGCAGGAGTCACCCTTGGGGTTACTTCTTTGAACCAGCTAAGTCTGACTACGGGCAAAATTTTGAATGGAGTGACCAGCGTTCTTCCGACTGGTTATAAAAATAATGACATTTATAAATTCGTGGCAAACGTTACTGGATCGACTTCTACAGGAGTCAATGCGGCGTGGACCGGAGTTAACACGACGAATCTTTTAGTAAATAACTTCGACACTGATACGGCTGTAACGATCGAAGATGGATTTACCTGCTACCTTAGATTGTATGATCCTGCACCAGGTGGAGGAAATCAAACTTTTGGCGCGTTATATCCAACTTTGACGCAAGCGGTGAATGCCAATTCAGATTTTAGATACGGGGTCACCACCACCGTTACTTTTAATCTTGTTGGATCTATTACGTTCATGACGAATACATCATCAGTGTTCACG